TAAAGTGGATTTTGCCAAATCAAACTTATCATAAGTGTGTAAATCGTAATGTGGTTCAAATCCTACTTTAATAGCAGTACCAACATAACCCTGTCCAACAACTCCTATTTTGCCCATTTACCCCTCGCTACTACTTGTGCCATAACTCCATAGTTTGAGATATCTGAATAACTATCTACCAAACCTTCATTCTCTAAAGAACCATCATCACCTCTCATAATAAGAGTTTTGATTCTCTCTACTTTATCATTAATTCTAAACCAGATACCCATCAAGGATAATCGTTTCTCTTCCTCATTTTTTAGTTCTTGTCCTACTGCAATATTTTGTGGCCCATAATCGTGCTGTTTATGTAGGAATAATTCATATTGTTCTCTTTGAATCTTCTTGAACTCTTCCGTCATTTCAGGATATTGTTCTTCCATATATCCAACGACATCATCATCTCCATTAGCATTTCCATATGCTATCTCTACTGGCATACCTTTCGGTGTGTCTTTAATCGCCATATTTTTCTCCAATTTATTACGTTATAATATAACACTTTTTTGATATAAGTGTCAAGTCTTTTATTTAATTTTATCAATGATACCATATTGTAAACATTTTTTTGCATCTAAATAAGTATCGTTTCTTTGAGTGAGTTCCCAAAATCTTGAATCTTTTTTTGTAACTTTTTCTAATAACTTATTAATATCTTTTTGTAGTTCACCAATATGTTCCACACCCTTTTTAACATCAGTATTTCTACCTGCCTCAAATGTAGAACCCTCGTGTATCATTACTGTAGAATGTTTAGTCATACTTCTTGTACCCGTACCACTTGCCAATAACACTGCAGCTGCACTCATACAAGTTCCAACACAATTCGTATTAACCTTTACATCTAATCCTCTGATATAATCCACTAACCCTAACATTGCATAAACATCACCACCATATGATGCAATGTTTAAATTAATATCTGTATTAGGATTACATCGTTGTAGATAATCTAATTTTAATATCGTACTATATAAACTATCTATATCAAATTCATAATTCATGTAAGTGGTGTTGGTTTTTGAATTAACACCCCATTCAATTTCTTGTAGGTAAAACTTCTCTTCATTTCTGTAATTACTCATTACTTGCTCCATATTGTTTTTAATTGTTTATCTTCAACACCATATTTCATAATGATTGTTGTAACTTGTTCTTTTGTTAGGATATCAAGGTAATCCTCAACCTCTTTCGTACTACACTCAAAATAATCTACTAAGTGTTCCATTGCCCACTTCTCAACTTTTGATTTCTTTGTTGATTTAACATACTTTAAAAATGTTCTACCCTTTGGTAACACATCAATATAAAACTGATACACATTCTTAGGAGCTAACTCCCAATACTTTTGTATTTCATTAACAACTTGTAACCACTCTGATTTCATACTGAGGAAACGATGAACCATATAATTAGACCAGGTCTTCTTATCACCCTCATCAAGAGAATCCCAATACAATGTGTTTTGTACATTCGTTATTTGTTTTATATGGTCGAATAGAGATTTTGTTTTCATAATAACCTTTTTAGATATAAATAAATATAGAACTTATAAGTCAAAATAACAAAAATCTTTATTCTCTTCATAAAAAGTTTTCAGTTCTTGCCAGTTCTCAATATTTTCATAATTCGTTTGTGTATTTAATTTTACACCTGAAAAGAATCCAAATAAATCTTCATAAAATAATATCCTTGAACTCTTGTGATTTTTTAAATAATCAATAACCTTGATTGATGCTTCTTTAATACCTTGTATATCTTTTTTTATATCTTCAACTTCAATCTTTTCAATTTTTAACTTGTTGTATTCATCTTTTTCTTTTTGTGAAAATGTTTCAACTCCAAAATCTATTGGTCTCCACTTATCCGTTCTTTTTGCTAAGTTCAATGAAATTGCCTGTTCAAATACATTTCTTCTTGATAAGAAAAAAACAATATCATGTGAATCTATCAAATCTAAATGTATTTTTTTCTGTGGATAAACACCATACTTAATTCCAAGAGTATTTTTATCTTTGTATATTCTATCTAAAAATTCTGTAATACCTAAACTACTAACTAATCTATTGAGATTATCATCAAATCCAAACTCCCATACAAATTTCTTTGATGAAACTTCTTGTAGTGTTTTACAAAATTCAGTTGTCCCACTACGACTACAACCTAATACTAATACTTTATTTAAATGCATTTCCTAACATCCAAGTTATTAATGAGTAACGAGTTCCTTTAGTGATTGGTGTTACTCTATGTGATAAAAACGCGGGAAATATTGTGATACTTCCCCTCTCTCTTGTTGAGGTATAATTCTTTTCACCTGAATCTTCTGTGATTCCAAATTCTAAGTTTCCACCCTCGTATGTTGTTTCATCTGATAACTGAACAATAGCAGTTAATTTTCTCTTAGAAGTTTTTTTAGAACCACAATCAGTATGCCATTCATATTTACCCCCAACACCATACTTTAAAAGTTTTACATCTTCCATCTTCTGTATATCAAAATTCCAAATTGATAAGTTTGATAATTCAAAAACCATTTTTAGTTTATTTCTTAATGTATCATCTTTGAATATAACTTCTTTATTATCACGAACTTTTTTATTTAAAATATTTTCATCATACTTTCCTGCAAGTTCTGAATCATTTGGATTTAATTCATCCAAATATTTTATCAAGTTATCACATTGTGAATCGGATAAAAAATTTTCTTTATGAACTACAAATTTAAAGTTATCATTTTGTATCATACGAAAGTATCTCCTACTGCCCAACAAACACAAGAATATCTCTCACCCTTTGTAATTGGTTTAACCTCGTGTCCTGCAAATGATGGATGTATAATTAATTTTCCAACTTCAGGTTCTACTATTGTTCCATCAAACAATCTAAACTCCCCACCCTCATAATCTTGATGGTCGTTTAAAAATACAATACAAGTTAATTTTACTGAACTAAACTTTTGTATTGAATGAAAATCTGAATGTGGATTATACCAATCACCTACATCATATCTGTGTGCCTGTAATCTGTTTTCAAATATTCCACTTAAATTATATTTGAATGTTGTTATGTTTGCAATTTGTATTGCACTCCAAAACTTATCAAGATACTTTTGTTCATCTGTTCTACTGATATTTAACATACAAACATTATCATCCATTACTGTCCTATCTTCTAAGTTTTGAACATAATGCCCTTTCTTTCTTGATGAGTTTTTATCTATATGTTCTATCATATATTCACATTCATCTTTTGAAAAGAAATTAGGTTTGGTAATAAACCATCTAAAATCTTGGTTTATCTTCAACTCTTCCATGTTTATATTTTTATATCTCATTTAAAAGTATTTCCTTCTATGAAAGTTATTAAACTATATCTATCATGTTTACTAAATTGTAAAACTTTATGTGCTGCAAACGATGGAAATATAACCACTCTACCTTTTTTTGCTTCAATTGTTTGATTCCAAATCTGTAATCCACCACCTTCAAAATCATCATTTAAAAATATCACACAAGATAATTTAGTACAACTATTAACAACCTTTCCATCCCCTGCTGCAAAATCTGAATGAAGAACATCATCTTCAACAAATGAATCTACTGGATATAACTTACCACAAGAGTGTTGTATTTTTGATATATCGAATTTATAAACTAATGTATTAGATATCTTTATTACTTTCCATATCTTATCTAATAACTTTTCATTTTCTATATCAACATTTTTACAATCTTTACCCCAAATAAAATTATCTTTGTTTACATTACCATCTATAAACTTAATTTCATCATCACACTCTTGAGATGATAGAAAGTTATCTCGAACTAAAAACCATTCAAAGTTTTTATTTGCAATCACCTAAAATGGTCTCCTACAAATAATTCTTGAATTACATATCGTTTACCTTTAGTGACTGGTGTTACATTGTGTGATAAGAATGTTGGAAAGATTGTTAGTGAACCTTTTTTCTTTTCCATTGTGTACCATTCTTTTGTATCTTTATCTTGGATACCGAATTGAACATCTCCACCCTCATATTCACTTGGGTCTGTTAATTGGATTATTCCTACTAACTTTCTTACTGAACAATAACCTGCATTAAAATCTGTGTGCCAACCATAAAATCCACCATCTTGGTATTCTATTAGTTTTAATTCATCATGATAACCTCTGATATCAAATTTGAAAATATCTTTATTTACCATTTGAATAATCGTGTACATTTTCTCTTGTATCCAACCCCAATCATTGGCAGTTTTATCAGGTCTCATATCATTTAATGGTTGGTCTGTTAAGTACCACTCTTTTGTTTGTCTGATTTCTGGTATGATTACACTACCTCTTTCATCACCAACACAACCTACAACCTGTTCTTCTGTATCTGTAACTTGTTTAATTATTTCATCGCACTTTTCATGTGATAAAAAATTTGGTATTTGAATTGAATACTTAAAATTATTATTATGTTTATATTTTCCCATCATTAACAACCTTTTTAGTTTTTATTAAGGTGAGTTGTGAGTTACAATATCATGAGCAATAATAGTTCCATAATCTTGTTCTAACAAGTTATATGTTATATATTCTCCCTCAATTTTATTGATTTCTACAATTTCTACCCAACCATCTAAATCTCTAACATAATCACCAACTTTTATAATACCACCACCATTTTCTAAAAACATTGGATTGTTCTCAGCAATTGTAGACCAACCTTTATCTCTCAATAAAAATGGATGGTTATCAGTTGCTTTAATTGTTTGTCCACTTTCAACTTTGATTCCATAACAATTATCATGTAGTTTCTTTCTTATCATATTTACTTTACCCTCTTTAAACTCTTCAGTTTCTTCATCGTATTGTAAAATACTTTCACCTAATTCTACCTCATCAATTCTTTTGTAATTACCCTCACCCATATTAATTACTTGGTCTTCCATTAAACAGAATTTGTTATGAACTAATACATCATTTGCAAAATAGTTATGGTTTGTTGTTATTTCTAATGAATAAGTTTGGACTGGATTTATATCTTCAACAATATTAGTAATTTCTCTTTCCACTAATTTACCATCACGAAGTTCTAAACACTTATCACCAACTTCTAATTGATTTGATTCTATATCATATCTTTTTTTAGTCCACTCTGGTTTATATGAACTCCAACCTTTTCCAACAACCCAATAAGGATGGTCAAATGTATTTTTAGTAGTTTTACTATTAAAACTTATTTCTATGATATCAGCGTGAACTGGCATATCAATCGTGGTAACTTTACCTATCTGAACTTCTTCATCTTTGAAATTATAATTCATAACCTCATCACCAATTTCAATTCTTTCAATAGCCTTTGTAGTTCCATCACCCATAGTGATTGGTGTTCCTGCTACAAAACACTTTGGTGGAATATTGTGAACCAATATATTTGATTGGAAGTAAGTATCGATATCCTCAACATCAAGTGAGAACCAAAGTGTATCACCATTATTTTCAGTTATTGATGTAACCTCTGTTTCATCACCATTTGGGTCTAAAAGATAATCTCCAGTTCTAATACTATCTGTTGTTATCCATGACCAAGTATCTCCTTGTTTTACAAAATATCTAATATCACTACTATCCTGTTGTAAATTATAAGGTGCTTTAATACTACCATTAATTAAATAATATCCGTAATTTTCTGTTTTCATTGTTTTAGTAACAATTGAACCTTGAGTAGTAGAACCTGATAAATCTGTCGTAGTATAAGATAAATAATCCTGTGATTCATCTGGCATTCCATATGGTTGATAACTTAAAACAACATCCCCAACTTCAACATCTTGAACTTGTTTTGTTGAACCATCATACATTTTAATTAAACTACCACTTGCAGATGTTTTTGCTCTTTGTGCTATATAATCCCAACTATCTGTTGATGTTGGATTTAGTTTAATATATTTACCAGCATCTCTATCAGCAAACACAATAACCTTTTCTGGTGTCATCATAAAATCTACTTTACCAACACCCAAGTATGATTGTCCATCTCTATAACTTCCACTATGAACAACATATTGTTCAATCAAATCATTATTATCTACCGCATCTTGATAACTTGAACTTGTTGAATTGTATGTGTAAAATCCAACTGCATTAGTTTGAATACCTGAATCTATAGTTGCACCTTTAACTACATAATCTGGGAAATTGTTATTTGGTGTATAAGATGATGTATTAAATGTTGGTATCAAAGAAGAACTAAATGGTGAATTAGAAAGTATATCTTTAAAATCATCTTTATCAAAAGAACTACTAACAATATCTAACAAACTATCATCTGAGTACCAAGGCGTTTGAAAAAATAAATGAAAACTACCTGAGTGTTGTGCTTGACCTCTTTGTGAAAAATAAGTGTGTGTTGTATTATTGTTATATTCAAAATTTGTTGATATTCCATGTCTTGCAAAACTTGAACTAATTAACGATTGTTGCAAATATGATGGATTTTGTTTTTTACCTGAAATGCCATTAATGTAACAAGTCGTGTATCCTTTTTCATTTGCATAATCTGATATTACATCAAAGTAACTACCAGTCTGTATTGCTGAACTACCAACAATTCCTACATTTGTATTAAATTCTACAAACTTTACTTCGTTGGAACCACTTTCTATAATGTAATCCATACCACCAAGAATTCCAGCATTTGATAATGATGGCCAATCACCTACACTTCCTGTGATGTAATTAATAAATTCTTTTGTTCTTGTTATCTGTGTTGACATATCTTTTCCTTAGTTCTTATAAAACTTTTCATATATAAATATCAAATACCATTAATTTCGGTGAAAATATTTTCTTTCATTACACTACGAGCAGGTTTATTCCATGTATCTAATTGTATTGTAGCAGTATCAAACCCTCGTTTCACTACTTCATTACATCGTAACCAAACTAAATCATTACCCAACCCACTTTTTCTAAATTTAGGTGTTACATAACGATTGTTTAAATAAGGATATTTTCTATTCCAATCTATAAATGCCCAACCCTCAGTAACTGGTAATGGTAAGCCTTCTCTACCATTACCGATTAGATAGAATGTCCAATTGTTATCCAGTCTATACTTTAAATCATCGAGATTCCAATTTTTCCAAGGCTTTCTGTGTGCCTCACCACTACTATACCCATAAGAATCTTTGAAATTATCCAACTCAATTTGTATAGATTCTAACTGATATGGACTGAAATTATACTTATCAAACTCTAAATAAATACGAGTTTCTCGTGGTGTGTAATTACTTAAATCAATTTTGTAATACACTATTCACTCGGTTGAATTTGACTCATCATGTTCTTTGGTATTGAACCACAATTACCACATGCAAATACTTGAATTGGTACAATTGCCTCTTTACCATTTGGACTCATTAATGCAGATATTCTTTTCAGAAAGAATGATTGTATGAAAGATGCGTTTCCACATTCTTCACAAGTTATTGTTTCTGTATCACTAATGTCTACAGGTTGTGGTGGTTCTTGATATTTTCTATTTTCACTCATTTGTAACTCCTTTAAAAGTTTGTGAATATTTCTAAGTTATTATAATGTTCTCGAAGTGAATTAACTTTATCTACTTCACTTCTAAAATCTTTGTAGTTTGGATGCTCTTCACTATTAATATTTTTAATCTTCCAAACTAAATCTGAAAAGGTTCCCCAATTATTTATATGTATGAAATTTACTTCTGTTTTCATTCCGTTTAGTTTTTGAAAGTAATCTGACATCTCAACAAAACCTTTCATTTCTTTATAATTATTATCTTGTGTAACAAATGTCATTCTTACAAAATCTAAATTAGGTATCTTTGTAAATATAAAATGTAAGTTCTCTTGTAGTATATCCCAATTACCACCCAATCTAATTTCATCATAGGTTTCTTTTGTACATGCATCAATACTGATTTCTGCAGTAACTCTTGGAATCTCGTGTAGATTACTTAACTGATTCCATCTTTTCTCTGTCCACCCATTTCCATTTGTATGTAGATGTAGATTTCTTGTATCAGGATATTTTTCCATTGTGATTGATTTCAATAGATTCCTCCAAAACTTACCACCAAATCCATCACCACTTGCTGTAATGTATAACTCATTTGCGTTATCCATTGCATCACATAAAATTATTTCTTGTATCTTTTCAGATTTCTCTCTTTCTTTACCCTTAGTTTGTATGAAATCCATTCTACAACTTGGACATTTTAAATTACAACTTCTATCGTGAGAGAATATAACACATTCTGGCCCCCATGGCAACTTCACCATTTTCTCTGAAATGATTTGTTTCCACTTCTCTTCACCATTTGGATTTATTTCTTTTGCATTCCATAACTTATGATATGTTGATTCATCATAAATTGGAAAGTATCCATTATCATAGATGGTTTCATCTATATCATCATTGTACCAACGATTTAAAAACCCACACTCAGTAGAATCACAATACTTGAAATCGCCATCGTGCATTGATTGTCTAAGTTTTTGTGAAGTTTCTCCATTCCAAATATCTTCCCATTTATCTTCTAATGAATTACCACTCGGGCCACAAGTTATCCAAGCGTTTTTCCATTTTTTAGATTGTTCATTCCATTCACCAGATACGCATTGCCATACTTTACCATCGTGGAAAAATTCTGCATTTCTGAATGGTGCTACACAAAATCCCTTTCGTTTCACTTTACCTTTCCGATTATCTCAACAAACATTGCCATAACATTTATCTCTTTATCCACAACTACAGCATCACTTTGTTGATACTGAGCCAATATCAATATACATTCTGCAACATGACCTCTACCCCAATCATCGACTGTATCAAATAACAATCTGAATAAATCAGAGAAATCTGTTACCTTTGAATCTGCAAGTGTTTGTCTGATATTCTTGAATGAGTTTTTCTTATCTTGTGTTTTTAATATCTCTAACACTTGATTCTTATAATCATTTTGAATACTCATTCCCTCATCAATAACAAGTTTATCATCTACAACCTGTCGTTGTGCTGCATTTATCACTCTTCTTAAATCAGGAAACCCACCATTAACTATTGTTACAATATCATCAATATTAGTTTCTACACCCTCTTGAGTTAAGATATTTGATAAGTGAACTGCAACTTGTTTTCTATCTGGTGGAATTATCTGAAATGATTGACACCTTGATTGTATTGGGTCAATGATTCTCTCAACATAATTACAAGTTAGGATAAACCTACAATGTTTACTAAATGTTTCCATTAGGTTTCTTAATGCAGCTTGTGCATTTGGTGTAATGTAATCACACTCATCTAATATAATTACTTTCATCTCTTGAAACCCAAGTGTTGATGCAAAGTTCTTAACTTTATCACGAACCACCTCAACACTATTCTCATCAGATGCGTTTATATAAAGGTAATCACACTCTATATTATTAACAAGTAATTTAGCGAGAGTGGTCTTACCTGTACCGGCTCTTCCATACAATAGAAGATGTGGTAAGTCTCCACTCTCAAGATACAACTTGACTTTACTTCGTAGGTGTTCATTACCTATGTAAGAGTCAAGGGAAGAAGGCCGATACTTTTCTACCCAAAGGGAATTTTTTATTTCACTCATATTTTTCTCCATATCCAAATTGGTTCACAAAATGTTTTATCTTTTGTTTTTTCTGCAAGTTCTAATGATTCTTCGGTGAACCTATCATCTGAAGCAGTTCCTGCTCCACCACTATTAGGTCGTTTTGCCATTTCCATTCCAATACAACCTTGATATTCTGAATCACTAAATGTACTTAGGAAATCATTCATTGGATTACAAATCTCTAACCAAAGTTTCCCACCAGAATTTAATCTTTTTTGTTTTGCTCCACTACTTGCGTAAACATCAGATATATTTACCATTAAATATCCACCACTTTTGATTGATGGCCATATTTTTTCTAAAGTTTTATGTAAGAACTTCTCGTTCCACTCTTCAATAGTTTTATATCTAACCCAACTTTGAGTATCATCGTAACTATATCTCTCAACACCAAAATAAGGTGGTGATGTAAATACGGTATCAAACTCACCCATTTGAGTAAACTCAACTTCTTCTGCAGGTGATATAACAAAATCAACTGTCTTATCAACTTCAAACATAGTTCTATGTTTATCATAAAACTCTGCCTGTTCTTGATAGATAGGATGATTTTCTTTTCTCGGGTCTATTCCAAGATAATATTCACCCGTTTCACTACCATAGAATCCAGCCAATCTATCTCCCCAACCTGCTGAGAAATCTAAGATACTTTTACTATCTAATTTATCATACAATACTTTTGCAACATTAGGTTTGAATTGAGAACAAATATATTTTCTCAATCCAATCATTGTTCTAAAAGAACTACGATTTAAACTTGGTAACTTTAATGTATAAGCTGCTCCCATTAAACTGGTCATAAACTTTTCACTTTCCCAAGTTCTTTTTGGGCCAGGTGCAATTGTTCCATCAACACTCCAACGATTGACTTGTTGGAAATAATTACTAGCTTTATTTCCTGTATTGATTCTTCTAAAGTATTGTTGTTTACCCTCGAACTCTAACCCATATCTATACTCCGTTCCCTCACGAGCAAACCAATCACCCTCTACCAAGATTTCATTGTGTCTCATACCTTTAAGGTTCGTTAGTTCCTTGTAAGCATCTTTCTCTGAAATTTCAGCATAAGGTATTTCATAAGTCATTGCGACTTTTGCTAAAGATTCTTTTACATCATCTTTATCGAAAGTTCTTTTGATATATTCCCATTCTTTCTCATCAATGGAAAGATACGGTTTCATATTTAAGAACTTATCAAAGTACTCTAAATACATTAGTTAGTTTGTTGAGTTGCTACCAAATAATATTCTGATGAATAATCATCAATGTTGAAATTGATTTTACTTAAACCATCTTTACTAATCTTTAGTGAAGCTGTTTGACACTCTTTGTTAGCACTTAAGATATTAGAGAACATATTTGCATTAAATGAAATAGGTTCTATCTCTTTATACTCACTAACTTCTACAGGTATTGTTACACGATTAGTTGCAACATTACTAAAACCAATTACAACTTCTACTTTATCATTCTTAGTAATAATTGTAAATGATTCTGTATCAGCAAGAGCACCTTTACCAGAAATAAATGTACTAATAAAATTAGAATCAACTTTGATATCTAAATCCCAATCACTTGGAAGATTCTTAAGTTCTGGTGGTGTTGGTATTACTGATAAATCACTCAACATATATTTTGCTGAAGTTTTAGATTTAGAATCTGTTATATCCACACTAATAAATTTATCACCTGATGAAGTTAATTTAAAATCAACATCATCACCCATAATGTTTAAAAGTGATAAAAATTGTGGTGTGTTGTAAACTCCTAAATCCGATGATTCAATACCAGTAAACTTATCAACAACAACATTACCTACTACTGATTTATCACCTGAGATAAATCTTGTTGCTAGTTTATTCCCATTACTAACCCATTTAACTGATTTGATTTCACCACCAAGTGAATACTTGTCGATGAATCGTTTTAATTTACTTTTGTCCATAACCATTTTTCTCCTATTGTGTTACTATGTATATATAAATATATATACAAATTTTGAAAATCAAAAAAATCTTTCAATACTTTGAGTTTTATCAACTACTGCTTCCCATGACATTGCCTGATAGAACATTCCTATCTTTTTACTCATTGCTTGTTCGAACATTCTATTGTGGTCAATGTGATTCTTAATAAAATCTAATATTTGTGGTGGGTCTTCCCAACCTTTGTAAGCAATTGCATCAAATCCAAATGTATTTTCTTTTAAATACACCCATTTAATCTTACTACCATTACCAATCTTCTCGTATTTCCTACCCTCAAACCAATGTTGTAGTAATGAATTGTAATTGATTGCTGCCTTTACATGGACAGGAGCACCTTTTTTATATTTACTGAATGATGAATCTTCATCGTGTTGAATATACTTACCAATACCCTTTACACCGATTGGATTTGCCATTACATCATAATGTAATGATGTCATATTTCTTTTGAATATTGATATTCTTTCATCTATTTGTTCTTTTGGAACATTGGCTAATATATCTTCTAATACATTACTCAGTAGTTCTTTCATAGCAACTGCAAAATTACTTCTGACTGTATCTAATCCCTTAACATGAATCTTATCACACTTTCTACCAGCATCATTGATGATTCGTAATCCATATCGTTTCTTTGTAATGAACAATCCAGTCTTTGCAACCACCTCTTGTTTAATATCAAATACATGCTTGTCTATATTCAAGAACTTTTTCGCAAAATAATCATAACTTACATTTAAATAATCTTGAACCTCTGCACAAATCTCCATAATTCTTTGGGTCATCATAACCTCTGATAATTTATCATTTGGAAACCTTTTTTTAATCAATGGAACGGCAGAGGCAAAAATAGAATCCGTATCAATATAAATCACATAATCATCATTGTCGTTGAGTTCTTTATTATAAAAGTGATTCGTTATCTTCTTACTGAACTTAATTAAGGCTTGACCAGTGAGAGTTGTCGCCTCTGCATTATCCAAATCATAAAATCTAAATACAGGTAATCCCAATACACCATACAATGAGTTCAATAGGATTTTCTGTAGGTATTGTCTTCTATCAAAATAATTTTCTTTTTTTGTATCCCCTTGTTCGTTAAACTTCTTAACGAGTTTTCTCATCTCAACT